AAAGGCCTGAAAGCACTTTCACCAGAAATGGCCGCGCTAATCAAAGACGGTGCAGACCTGAACACGGTCATGGACGTGCTGGGTGGAACGTTTGGTGGCGCTACCGCTACCGCAGCAGGAACCGCCGAAGGCCAAATGAAACGATTTGGAATAGCAATTGCCGAAGCAAAAGAAAACATTGGCGCGGCGTTGATCCCTGTTGTTGAAAAAGTGTTGCCGTTGCTCACCGCGTTAGGTGCATGGGCACAAAACAACACCACCACGTTCATTGTCATTGCTGGCCTGATCGGTGGCATTGCGTTAGCGGTTTTGGCTGTCAATACCGCCTTGAAGGTTTACAACGCCATTCAGGTCATTACAAACGCGCTGACAGCAGTTTGGAACGCCCTACTATTAGCCAACCCAATTACCCTGGTGATCATTGCCGTGGTTGCCCTGATCGCCATTTTGGCCGCCTTGTATTTCAAATTTGATGGTGTCCGCAAAATTGTTGACACAGTATTTGACGCAATAACCACAGGTGTCAAATTTAGTTTTGACGCAATCAAAACCTATTTCACCGCTGTTCTAAACATCTACAAATCAATTTTCAACGGGATTGCCAGCCTGTGGAACAACACCATTGGCAAATTGTCATTTGAATTTCCGTCATGGGTGCCAGGTCTAGGCGGTAAAGGTTTCAGCGTTCCCAACATTCCTATGCTGGCAGAGGGCGGAATTGTTACTGGCCCAACACTTGCCATGATTGGTGAAGCAGGCCCAGAAGCCGTAGTGCCATTATCAAAAATGGGTGGCATGGGTGGCGGTATTACTGTCAACGTCAACGGCGGTTTATCGACTAGCGCCGAAATCGGGCAGGCCGTAGTGAACGCAATACGCGCTTACAATCGCAGCGCTGGCCCAGCAAACATTCAGGTGGCGTGATGCCAGGCGTTGCAGTAATTGACAGCGGAAATTATGACCTACAAATAGCCACAGGTTTTTCAATCAATGCGTTCACATTGGACGATGCAACGCGCGGAGTGTTAGATAATACACAATACCTTTTGGACGGTGAAGGCGAATTTGCCAGCGTCATGGACGGGTGTATTGGCATCAGCGTGAAGCGCGGACGGCGTGATGTTGGTGACCAATTCAGCGCTGGCACAATGTCGTTTACTTTGAACGACACATTGGCTGGCGGAGTGTTCAACCCATTTGATGAAAATAGCCCGTATTACGACACCGCGGAAGCAAAGCCTGGACTAGCGCCAATGCGTGAGGTGCGCCTTATTCGATACGACACCACCAACGTGGCCCATTACCTGTTCAGAGGTTATGTGGTGAACTATGACTACAATTTTGCCTTAGGTGGCATTGACACCGTCACAGTTTATTGTGCTGATCAATTCTATTTGCTGGCGCAAACCTATTTGGACGCGTTCAACCCATCAGCAGAATTGTCTGGCGCGCGAATAACAACTGTATTGAATTTGCCAGAGGTTGATTTTCCATTGGCAGACCGTGACATTGCAACAGGCACCGTGAACCTGGGTCATGATGCTTCATACAATGTTTCTGCTGGGACAAACGTTTTGCAATACATCAGCCAGATCAACAGCACCGCAGAATTTGGCCGCCTGTTTATGAGCGCGGAAGGCAAACTGACATTCCAAGACAGAATTGGCACCACACTTTCTAGCAGCGTGGCAGATTTCCATGACGATGGAACCAACATTCCATTCAACGGCGTAGGCATATCATTCGAAGCGGACGCGGTGGTAAACCGCACCGTGGTCACAGGCCTAAACGGCAACACCGCAACAGCAAGCGATGCCACGTCAATTGCCACCTATTTCATTCAAACCAACAGCATCACAAACAGCTTGCTACATGAGCAAACCAGCATTGACACCGCCGCGGCCTACCTGCTGAACGGCGAACCAGAGGCCCGCTATACCAGCGTAGAAACCGATTTTTTGATGTTGACCAATGCCCAGCGCGACACCGTGGCCAGCATTGAAATAGGCCAAACCATCACCGTGGAAAAGACATTCCCTAGCGGTACAGGCACTACCGAACTAGCCCAGGAACTAAGCGTGGAAGGCATTGAACACACCATCAACGTGGGATCAGGCCACAGCATTATGTTGTCAACGGCACCAACGACCATTGTGTTTGAATTGATTTTAGACGATGCAATATATGGCACACTAGACAGCTTGAATGTCTTAGGATAGGAAACATGGCAACCCCAACCACACTTCCAGCATCATTTACAGCAGGTCAGGTTTTGACCGCAGCACAACAAAACGCCTTGCGCGGCGCGTTTCGCGTGTTACAAGTAGTCAGCACCACGTTGACAACCTCATTCACATCAGGGGCCGCAGGTGCATACGCCAACGTAACTGGCCTCAGCGCCACAATCACACCATCGGCAACCAGTAGCAAAATTCTGATCATGGCCACCGTGAACGGCGGAACCTTTATGGCCATAAAAGTAACTGGCGGAAACACCGCATCATATGTTCCAAACTCTTACGCATCAGCAGACAGCGCGGGGAACAACGACTATGTGGCATCAGCAACAATGCTTTACCTTGACAGCCCAGCAACCGTTGCAGCGACCACCTATCAGGTTCAATCTAAAGACCTTGCAGGCGGTACCAGTTATATCAACCGCAGCCAAAACAGCGCCACCGCTGTTGCATCATCAACTATCACAGTTATGGAAATCTCAGCATGATTGACTATGCAGCAATTCTTTCAGCGAACTACAAAACCGCTATCTGGTCACTAAGCAACAACGACTATTCGACCCTTGAATGGTCAAGCGCTGACCCAAAACCTACACAGGCAGAATTAGATGCACAATGGCCACAAGTTGACTACAACAATCAGGTGGCGCAAATAGAAACAACACGCCGCAAAGAGTACGAAACAAAATCAGACGGCCTGTTTTTCGAATGGCAACGTGGAACCAACACGCAAGAAGCATGGGAAACCGCGGTGCAAAAAATCAAAGATGAAAACCCATATCCAAAAGCGCCGTGAAATGGCGGGCATTGTTGGGTTACGCGTTACTAATCGCGGTAGTGATGTGGGGTTGTAGTGGTTGCACCGTTTCAAAAACTAATATCAATTATCAATGTTTCACAAAGGCAGCTTGTGACTAAAACACCAGAACAACAGCATGCAGGGCTAATTGTTTTTGTTGGCCGTCTGATGGCCATTTGTTTTTCCTTCACGGTGATGGCGTTCATATATGGAATTTTGTTTGTGGATCAGCCAACAGAGCAAGCACCAACTGACGCACAACTAATTGATTTGCTGTCAACGTTGCTGGTGTTTTTGACTGGCACATTGTCTGGCCTTGTGGCATCAAATGGCCTGAAATCAAAGCCTGGGTCTAGTGCAACCACCGATTAGAAAACTGGTTTTGCCAGCGGATTTACAGCATTGCAAACCAGGTGAATTGCCAATGAACCTTTTGCGCGATATAAAACCAATGGGGAAATTGCATCATTTAGCAGCGGCCAGTTGGACAGCCATGCGTCAAGCCGCATTTGCGTCAGGGATCAAACAATTCAAACCAACCAGCGCTGGCGATACCTACCGATCATTAGCCCAACAAAAGGCTGGTTTTATTCAGCGCTACACATTGGAACCAATCGCTGGCGCATCAACTAGAACGTGGGAAGGTCGCAAATACTATTTGAAGCCAGGGAACGCACCATTGGCCGCGCCTGGATCATCACGCCATAACCTGGGATTGGCAGTCGATATTGCTGGAACCGCTGACCCCGTCCTGTGGAAATGGTTATGTGAAAACGCGCAAAATTACGGTTGGTCATTAGAGGTAATGCCCGCTGAACCGTGGCATTGGTTCTATTTTGTGGGCGATAAGACCCCACCAGCGGTAATGCTTGACCCAGCCACACCCACCCCATAGGGTGAACATATACCTGACAGAGGGATAAACAGTTATGGCTGACGCTAAGACCTACACATATGAGGTTTTCACCACCGCTTTGGAAACAAACCAAATTGTGATGGTGCAAATTTTTCGTGACCCAGACAGCCAAAAAGTGTTACACGCCCAACTGTCATTCAAAAACGCCATTGGGGACACTTGGGGCGTTCCATACCAATTGGAGAAAAAATGACGTTTACAGCAACCAAAATTGTG